TTTATTCGACTTTGTCAATGTCATATCAACGAATAGGAATTGATATTTTTTATCGAACACGAAGTCAAATAATTGACGCGCCACTTTTTTATCAATGGGTAACACCTCATTTACTATGGTGTCTTCCTCTTGCAGTGTTTTACATCGATATAACGCCAGATGGCTCAGGTTGCTTCTAATTCCTGTTGGTATCATATTGTATTTTTGACTAATTAAAATACATGACAGACCACCGCCACCCAAGTGGCGGCGATTTTGTAATAGTGACACCAGTTGCATTTCTCGCTGTCTGTTTGTTTTTAGTTGTGTTGCGCAATCATCTATTATTAATAGGTTGGTCTGGTCTGCGTGATTGTCGGTGTTGCTCAGTGCCTCACTTTGTTTCATATGGTCATATATGTCATTCATGCAATCATCAAAATCACTGTATTTTTGACTATCGTCTATCTTCTCGAAAATGTCCTCTTTTAGCGTTTTTAAACTGGGACTGCATACGACGATTTTATCAAAACAATGTATAAGGCTTTGTCTTCCTTTTCCTTTTTTCTTCTTTTTGCTTATCATATTGATCAAGAAGGACGTTTTCCCAGACCCAGAAGAACCAACAACCAGCATCAAAAACCCGCTTTGCTTAGGCAACGGGTCTGGAATATCACTGGCCAGTTCTTTATCACATGTCATCGCGACCGACTCTGGGGCACCTAAATTTTTATTTGGAATTGTTTTAAACATCTTTAATTTGGTTTAGGTTTTTTTTTCCACTTATCCTTATTGTTTATATAATAAGTTTTATTATATGACTTTTTGTCATCACTCACAAACATGGCAGGTCTATAGATATTGACACAATTGTTGTTAACGATATAATATTGTTCTCTTATCCGCAATTCTCTAGAATCGCAGTTTATACGCTCAACCTCTTGTATATCATAATCTCCACCGTCAAAAAGTTTAAATGATGACGTGTATAGCCGTTTGTATTTTATAGCATCCTTGCAGTACCTGTTATAGTCATAAAGGTGTCTGGCTAAGCGTGATTTCAATGTTTTGGTAGTACTGCCATAATATCTTTTATTTGTCGTGTTGTCAATAATCCTATAGATGATTCCGTCAATTTGCATATATAACTGTCCCCCAATTTGTTTTTATATAGATTTACGCACCGCGTATGCGTTTATTGTGCCCGCATGTATATATCATCTAAATATACCGCCCCTATATTCATATTGTGGATGAACAAAAGAATCCTGTCTCGTCATTTGTGGGGGTGGGGGTGGTTCTGGTTCGTCATCTGATGAACTGCTATCACTTTCATATACTACCTTTGTCTTTTTCTTCTTCTTCGGTTTCTTCTTCACGATTATGACATCGTCTTCACTTTCGCTACTATCACTTTGATAAATTATGCGTTGCTTTGACTTTGGCTTTGGCTTTGGCTTTGGCTTTGGCTTTGGTGTCTCCTGTTGTGTCTCCTGTTGTGCTTGTTCTATATCTGCAATTGTCTTTTTAGCCATTCGCAATTTATGATTCTGTCTACCAATGGCCAAGCCTCGCTTTTGTGCGTCTGTTAGCGGTGGTCTCCCTCGCTTCTGGCGTGGTTTTAAAATTGAAGAAGGGTCATGTGTAACATCTACCGTGTCCAGTTCTGCGTTTGTGTCATCGGCTTCTTTATCGTACCCGTCTTCAATATGGATTTTATCGATGGATTGTTGGACATCTTCGAGACTCATTATAATATATATATATAGATTATTTTTTATACCTCGTGGTTATAAAAATAAAATCTATATGTAAGTTATACAATGAACGACGAACTATGGGGCTTAGAATACGAAATAAAGGACTTTTCACCCTTTATACCAGACGGAGAACTACCATGCAATGTTGACTGGAATAAGTTAGATTATGATGATGCTACCGCATATTACGATAAGAAGTTCGATAAATTCCCACCAGAGATTGTGCAGATATTAAATAATTGCCATAACAAGGATTTAAAAAAAGCGAAGAAGGAGGCGCTAAAACGAGAAGGTAAGAAAGTGTTAAAAATACAGAGAGGCATATATACTATAGATTTTAGTTAAAATTATAATATATATACATTATAAAATGAGTCGTTCTATACGTGGCTATTCCTCAGCAAATTTGACAATAAATGAACTTTCATTATTAGGAATAGATGTGGCAACATTGGGGGCGACAGTAGGTGATATTGTTACATTGAATTCGACAACAATAAATGTAACTAATGCTAATATAACAAATCTCTCGTTGTCAGGCACATTGACTATTGTTAATATTACATCCAGTGGTACAATTTCAGCGAATAATGTTGTATGCACAGGCGAAATCACATACAAGTATCAAACCCTTGATAATAGGTTTGTTAAATCTACAGCCCTAACTACAATATTATTAAATTACGTTACGAACTCAAGCCTTGCAACGACTCTCACAGCCTATCCAACAAATACAAGCTTAGCTACAACACTGAGCGACTACGTTTTAACAACGGCATTGAATACAACATTGTCTAATTATGTCTTGACATCCGCATTGAATACAACATTGTCTAATTATGTGTTAACGTCTTCATTAAATACAACATTAGGTGGCTATGTAGATAAATCTTCAGCAGAATCGATAGGAGGCGTAAAAACCTTCACTTCCAATACAAATATAGAAAAGATAACAATGGATACGGGAACTATCTTTAATCATAGTTCTAACGTGTATCAAGGATTTCGAGGCCAGTATACCACTGGCATTGGTTTCAATATGGCGTTCTGGGCATCCGATGGTCATGTACGGTTCCAATCCGCATCAAATACTGGGTTCAGGTACTATATAAGCGGCACGGAGGTACTCCAATTAACTAACGACACTTTGGACTGCAAGAATGATTTTTTATGCGGTGGCGAAATCACATATAAAACACAGACGTTAGACAATAGATTCGTACAGCCGTCAGTGTTATCTGGTTATATTGATAAAACTTCAGCAGAAACTATCACAGGGGCTAAAACGTTTGATAATGATGTTACAATTAACCACCCACATTTGTTAGTAGCAAATAAAATAAAAATGGATTTACCACTCATTGCGGGTGTAAGCGGTAACGAATTTAATGTGGTTCTCTGGAATAAGGATAATGCGAACCAAGAAAAACAACTGGGTAATACGTCCGCCTTATTTTATGACGCGTTCAACGGTATTTTAAAAGCACCTCGATTTACGGCCACTTATAATTTAACAGCACCGAATATTGTTGCTACAACTGAAATCACAACACCCAGCCTTAAAATAACAACAGCAACCACCGCCTCAGTCAATGCTTATTTTAGCGTCCTAATTAGAAACAGTGACGCAACAATAATCACTGACACTGAGTTGCTCTTCAACAGTTACCAGAATATCCTTAAGAGTCGTTCATTGTATATCGAGAATAATATCATATTCGCGGATGAAGACAGTAACGGTCTGGCATCAGGAAACGTCGAATATCAAATGATGTCACGTGAAGCAACTAACACAAGAATGAGGTATAGTACAAATGCTACCATCAATGGCAATTTCGATACAAACAACAATGCCAGATTGACAATCCACAGTATAAAAGCCGAGTCAATAACATTGAATAATTTACCGCTAAATTATACTCAACGATTACACACAGTGTCATATGGGACATCTTCATTTGTTGGAGGTGTCTACTCGTGGGGTGGCAATTCATTCTACGTCAAACCACTCTCAACAATAGCAGGTGACCGTATTGAAACGTACGGGTTGAATGTGATGGCCGTCAATATGACGACGAGTGGTATTATGAGTTTAACCTCGTCCGATTATGAAGGTGTCTGGGAAATCGATATCAGTTTAACGTTTAAAAATGACGGCACAACCCGAATGAATCCATATATACAAATTCATAAAAATAATGCATATAGTAACCGTTTTAGTACGAGCGCCCAATACTGTAGAAGTGACCAAGCAATGCATACGACCCTAAATATTAAGGGGTTCGACCTCGTTGATTCGACAGACACCTATAAAATAGTAACAAAAATAACAACTGGTACCGAGGAAAATTATGGAACTACTGGGGTGACAACGTGGACTGGTACCAACCTTTCGATATCATGGAAATACCTAGGAGATCTCAGTGAGCATAGTCATTCGATTTCCTAATTATATATACAATATATAATGATACTTGAAATTGATGAACTAAATCAACATACACATTGCAACGATTATGGGTTTAGCAAATTCATATTTAGAACTGGATGTACAGGCATAATACTGTTTTTAATATATTATGGTTCAATTATAATCCATATGCAGTTTAAATAATATATAGGATATATATAAAATGGTTAAATTGATAAAAATCAGTCCATCAACGGCAAAAGCAGACAAACGTTACACAGCACATTTTATGCTTGATAATGATAAAGTGAAACGTGTTCACTTTGGGTCATCCAAGCATGAAAACTATACAATCCATAAGGATGAGAAAAGAAAGGATGCGTATAGAAAAAGACACGCTAAAGACCTCAAAAGCAATGACCCCACGAGAGCGGGTTATTTATCCTATTACATTTTATGGAATAAAGACACCTTGCATAAATCGATACAGGATTATAAGAAAAAGTTTAACCTTTGACGCGGTTTAAAGGGATGAATATTATATATAATATTATATATATGACAATGGCAGGTATGGATATCGACGATATTTTTAAAGAATTTACACAACAGGAGACACTCAGCCCAAAATCAATTAGTGAATACAAAAAACAATACAAGACAATCTCTAAAAAAATCAATATTTTCGATGACGAAACCACCATTATTGATTTTTTGGATAAAATCGAAAATCCGAACACAAAGTCAAATAAGGCTTTTATTATATTGAAATTGAGACGCGCACTTAACTACCCATACTCAAAACTGGAAACCATGCGAGAAGAATTGAAAGACGACATAGCAATAAGACGTAAAATGAAATCGAGAGAGTATACAAAAACCCTAATATCTTATAGCGAATTACTAAAAGAGTTAGAAAAATTAAAGGGAACTGGGCTACCATACATCTTCAATTACATGCATGTAATGCATGGGTTAAGGAACAGAGACTTGAACGCAGTAATTAAATATAAGAAGCCGAAAGAGATTACCGAAAATACCATCGTGTTTAATCCAAAACAACGTAAAAAACAACTCGATTTTTTTATAGTAGATTACAAAACAGCCAAAACACATGGCATGAAACATATTGCCATCGCCGATAAGAGTTTCTTAGATGAAATGAAAAAGTTAAATAAACAGGACGGTAGTTTTTTGGTGCCAGTAAAGAAAAGTGGGGAAAAGTCCAGCGATGGTTATATCAATGTCCTTGCATCACAATATAGTATACATAAGTTGGGAGAGGCGAAAATAGCCAAAATACTGATGCGACATTATATAGACTCCAAGCAATTCGATAAAGTCCATCTGCTCAGTGAACAGAGAGGCACTGGATTAGTGACGTTATATACATCATATAATATGTACGACAACATCCATAAACAAGGGTTACAGCACAAAGCCGTACAAAAAGAACTTAAGTGCGTAAAATAAAGGGTTTAAAAAGATATGTAGTAAGTATACAAATGATCGACAATAAAATGATACCTAGAGTAAAGATGTTTAAAACCTTTCATCTAATTGAAAATAGTAAAAATCCATCCGAAGAATGGAAAACAAAAAACTTTAAATTTAACAAATGTGGGCAACTGGGCGTGCCATGTGGCAAACTCAATAATATTTTAGTTGTTGATTTAGATTTATACAAAGACGACGACGCTGAGTTCTTGCAAAGGTTCCCACAGTTTCAATCATTTACACATTGTGTAGAAACTCCGAGGGGTGGCTACCATCTTTATTTCTGCTATGAGACTGGTTATAAAAACAGACCCCATGGAAAATTCATTGACATCAAAACACAGGGAGGATATGTTGTTGCGTCTGGTAGTATGTTGAACGGTATTCAATATAAAATTGTAAATGACATTGAACCACAACCCATGCCCAGTGAATTAAAAACATATTTGCAATCGCTTGTACCGCCACCGACAACAAGTAATGACAACGCATGCATGTTTTGTTATGATGTAGATGACAATACATTTATGCAAATGTGCAACAAATTACCTACAACTACATGGACGAATTATAACGACTGGCGCAAGTTCACAACTGCATGTCGTGCATTTGGCAAATATGATATATGGGAAGAATACAATAAAAAATATGATAATTATGAATACGAAGGCAATATGAAATGTTGGAATATGGCAGACCCAGAATACATCGAGACATCTATCATCGCAACATTTAACAAGGATTATGACGCAAAGGTAATGAAATTTAAACCAATCTCGCAAAACATCAACGAACCCAACATTGTCATGAATTGCAAACATGTCCAAGACATGGATAAGCCGTCGATATATGCCAATGGTTATCCGTCAACCCTTGTCCAATCCGATACGGGGACAGGTAAGACGTATTCCTTTATCCATTATTTGAAAGAGACAAGCAATAAATTTATATCAATTACTAACCGCATAGAATTAGGCAGAGACCAATACACGAATATAAGCAAGGCGGGAATTGATTGTAAGTTTTACGAATACGAAAATAAATTTAGCGAGTCCGACTCAGTTATAATTCAATTAGATAGTATAGGCAAAATACCCTTTAAAGATTATTCTAACCATATTTTATTCTTAGACGAGATAGACGCCCTATTATGTTATTTGGTACTATCAACCACATTGGATAAAACGGTGTGTAAGATTTTTAAGCGATTATGCAACATGATTAAGACATGTAAAATGTTAATATGCGTTGACAAAAACGTATCCGATATGGTTGTTGATTTCGTGAAGAGTGTCAGGGACGACGATGTATGTTTTATCACAAATCAGTTTAAAAAGTGGGAAGGGGTAGAGGTTATCGAATGGACTGACGAAAAAGCAATATATGAAGAAATCAAAACAAAAGATAAATATCTAATTATTACAGATGAATATAGACAACTGACAAAGGCCGACGAGTTGTTGAAAGACCCTAACGTATACTATGTGAGCAAATTCACAAAGTCGCCCGACCATTTAGATAGCCACGATAAGGCAGGATTTAACCCAAAAATCGTACAAGGTGTCGACCTACAGGTGAAGCGGGATGTATATGCAATATATAACACAACGACGATTACAAGCGATGAAATGTTCCAGCAAATGACCAGATGTAGAAACCCAACGAGTATCAATTTAATGTTTTTACAAAATAGATGTATGTTTGACGACATTGATAAACCCAACTTGGAAAAAATGCAGATGCAGAGCGATGCGGAAAGCATGATAGATTTTTATCATGATGCATCCGAGGAAGAATATACTTTATTTATCAAGACCTACACACATTATAAATACAATAAAATATCTTTTCAATCAAACCCGAAACAGCATTTATATATGATGTTACGCAATGCAGGGTTTAAAATAATTACAAAACATGAAAAAGTGAAAAAGGCGATGACCGACAAGGAGTTATCGAATATCAATACACAAAAGCATGTCACGGCAGTTGACAGCGATGAACAAACAATGGCAAGGAATGCATACGAACAGGTCAATGAGTTATTACAACTACCAGACGCAGTCGCTAAAGAAAATCCCGAATTATTTACAAAAAATTCAAGACTACAGCAACATTTTAATATATGTAAATATGTGCAGGTTGACGAAACGGAGTTAAAAATTAGGATGCATATGAAAGATTCGTTTAAGATATTGAAACTAAGGAGCAACGAAAATAAAATTAAAACATACAAGGAACTGCAACAGGCATTTACATGTGCAGACAGCCTCGACAATATCACCATTCCCGAAAATACCGAGCAATTATACCTAAATTATAAGAATGTTATAGGAAGCCGAAGCAAAAAGATATATGATTTTGCCATAGTACAAGATGTTCGCGACTGTATGATAAACATAGGGCAGTTATTATTTGGATATAGTTTTTATAAAAAGGTTGGGCAGGTGGAGACAAACACTTATAAGAACGGAAAACGTGTTCGTGAGCGTGCCGCCATATATGATTATGACAAGGAATTTATACAACATAATATCGACTTGTCGAAGTACCGCCATAAAGACATGCGCGACAATGACGGATTACGAAAGCCGACCATTGATTATGCCAAAATATTGGATAGCAAG